TCGTATTACTAAGCAAGGGTTCTTTGTAGCGCTACGTAATGTTGTTACATTGCATGGATCTCCAGAGCTTGTACACTTTATATCTAATACATATAACAAGGTGAAAGCTGTATGGAAAAAGAGTCCAGATGACTATACTATATTCTTACAAGATGGTGATTACAAGATTGTACATACAGATAAACTGTATAAGGAAGAGATTGTTACTAGTACAGTTTGTCCAGATTGTGGTGGTGAGGGTGGTTACTATGATGAAGGTGATTACTATGATGATGAAGATGAATGGAATGAAGGAGATTGGATACACTGTGAAACATGTGATGGTACAGGTGAGGTAGAAGAGTATGAATATACCGTTACACATAAGATAGATCACGGAAAAGAGATAGGTAAGCTTACAGATCTATACTTAGACCTTCCTAACAGACATGAGAATCGCTTTACAGATGATTGGACTAAAACATTTGACATACGTATTGGTAAGGTGGTTAATATGCCACAAGAAGAGTGTAACTGGTCAACACAAGATTGTGCTGCAGCTGGTTTACATTTTACTTCTGACCAGATACATTATGTAGGATGTGGTGATCAATCTGTTCTTGTTCTTATCAATCCTATGAAGGTTGTTGGTATTGGTGCACACAAAGGTAGATGCTATGAGTATCTTCCAATTATGACTGTACCAAGAGAAGAGGCTACTACTATTCTTCATGATAATCAGTTTGACACTCTTCAGTTAGATGAGGTATATGCTGTACGTGAGCTTGATGACTTACAAACCAAAGTGAAAGAAGGTTTTGCTAAGGAATCTAATAAGTATGAATTTAGCTTACCAAACATATCCTCTGTAGATGTACGTAATATCATTGGAAGTCTTGAAGAGATGAAAGCTGAAATTACTGCAAGAGTTAGGATGGTAGATTAATAAATTAGGGGATAACATTTATTTGAATTATATTTGTTATCCCTTTAATTTTAAAATTATGGCAAAAAAACCAATAAGAAAACCAAGAGTAGCTCGTACTAGAAACGCTGGAACAATGACAGAATCAATGTTTTGGTCTATGATTAGAAGTGCATTAAGACAGAAAAGCAGATGGTGGAAACCAATTGCTGAATGTAAGAAGTTAGCAAGAAGAGCTTACAAAGGAAAAAACAAAAGACAGAAGTGGGAATACCATTGCAATAAGTGTAAGAGTTGGTTTAAAAGTGATCAAGTTAACGTTGACCACATTGAACCTGCAGGTAGTTTAAATTGCTCAAACGATCTTCCAGCCTTTGTAGATACTCTATTTTGTGAACAGGAAAACTTACAAGTGCTCTGTAAAACATGCCATGATCAAAAAACACAATTAGAAAAACAATTAAAACAATTTAAAAAATGAAACATTTTATAAATAATACTATTGAGTATTTTAAAACACCTGAACATTATGAAAATGGAAAAGAGTATGATATTATAGACGTGTGTAATGATTACTCTCTTTCGTTTAACAGGGGTAATGTTCTAAAATATATAGCTAGAGCAGGAAAGAAAGAGAACGAGCTAAAGGATTTACATAAAGCTTTAGATTATTTACAGAGAGAAATTGAGTACGTTAAATCAAGAGGGAAGTTATGATAAAAGGAGTTAAATCAGAAACTATTCAAGAAGTTGACATAGTTGTAAAAGAAGTTAAGAACTGTCCTCTTAAATATGACAATACGCAAAGAGTGTTACTAATAGATGCTGATAGTATTATGTATTTTGCTACACACTTTCCTGAAGACTCTCTGATGGAGTTTCCAACAGAAGAAGAAAGAATAGAAGAAGCTAAATATAGAACTAGAACTAAGTTAGAAGAGATTCATAATAATATAGAAGAGTTTTACAATATACAAGAAACCTTTATATTTATAGGAGGTCGTGGTAACTTTAGATACAAACTTTATCCTGACTATAAATCAAATCGAAAAGAGAAGAATCCACTAATTCCAATCATTGCAGAGTATATGTTAGATGAATTACAGTGTATACCTTCTCAAGGAGCAGAGGCTGATGACTATGTATATGATAGTTATGTATTGAGCGAGGGTAATTGTGTTGTAGCAGCTATAGATAAAGATGTACTATATAATTGTCCTGATGTACCATTTTATAATTATAGAAGTTATGGTGATACATTAGGAGAGTTTAAGAAGATTTCTAAAGAAGAAAGTAGACTAGCTATAGCTTCTCAAGTTGTAATAGGAGATAGCGGTGATGGTATACCTGGAGCTTATGGGGTTGGTAAAGCTTGGTGTAGAGATAATATGCACATAGGTATGACAGACTATCAATTTACTAAAGCTATATTTAAAGGTTACTTAAAATCAAGTGGTGGTAATGCTAAAATAGCAAAAGAACAAGCAAGGTTATATTATAGTGTATTAAAATTATATACACATAAAGAATTAAAAAACGCTAATGAAAAACACAATAACTAGTATATTTATGGTACCTTCTTTAAAGGTGCCAAAGAATTCATTAAAAGATAATGGATTTATAAATGCTTACTTAGATGATGTAGGACGAGACTTTAAATACAATAATGTTATTTATGTCTTGTTCTTACCTACTGACTTGGCAAAATTTAGAGAGTTTCTTGATAATGAATATGAGCGTACCACAGAAATTGTTGAGGATTACGATTATGAAGGTGGTTTTGTTGTATTAGTATACAAGCTTAATATGAAATGGGAGACAGACTTTGATTTAATCAAACAAGGTAGATATTCTGAGACAAGTGATAACTTTCAAAAGTTATTTCCAAAAGTTATAAAGATTAAAAAGAACGGTTTACACAGAGATGAAATTAGTCTTCAATACAGAGTGTTTAATAAAACAGATGACATGATAAAGTATTGGGAAAATAAACTTGGTATAGATTGGGATGATAGTCTTGAGGTATGGGAAGGATTTGATGAAGGTAAGGAGATTCTTGATATAAATAAGATGAAAAAAAGTATTGAACTAATAAAAAAATAATTATGGATGCAGAAAAATTAATGAATGAAAACCCTTTAACAAAAAACAAATTAAAAGAGTGGTTTTTAGATAGGCTTATGGCTTCAGCAAATGAATTTGAACAAGATGACTCTTTTAAAGAGTTTATGATTAAGTCTGGTATTACAGATGATCAAATAATAACAATATTTAAAGAGGGAGGTAGAGCCAGTTTAGATATGTTTGATGAAAATGATGTGGTAGTAAACATAATACATGACTGGAAGACAAAGAAGTTTTCTTATCGTATAAATGATGGAAAACAAACTGGTAAATACTCTTTAAGAAAAGAGGCAGAGAAAGATGCAATGTCTAAAGCTGTAAGTATTCTTGAGGCTTTAATTACACCTGATGTTGAAGAAGTTATAGAAGAGCAAAAAAAAGAAGATAAATCATGAGAACAATTGGAAAAATTATAGTAGATTTGCTATCCGACAATCAAATTTCAGCAGAAGAAGCTGAATTAATGATCACTCACCTTTCAGACAGTAAAAGACCTTCAGGTTATCAACCTGAACGGACTGCTAGTCCCTATTGGTATCAAACAACCACACTATGAGAACAGTAAAACAATTTAATCAAACATATGATTTAATTTGTAATGGAGAAGGGCTTACAATAGAAGTTCCCTCTGTAGTACAATTCTTAAACTTAGCATTCATTGACTTCTTGAGAATAGAAGGATTTGAATATAAAGAAATCTCAACAATTCGTGGAATACCTAGAGTTGATACTAATCTTCCAGACATTATGCCTTATGTAGGTAGAGTAATTCAATCAGAGCTAGAAGAGAAGATATCACTCATGTTAAAAGTTGAGTTTGAGATTGAAGAAAGGTTAAGATCAATAAACTTAGATAAACACGGTAACCCATTAATACTATGAACAAAAACATTTTTAAACAAAGGGTAAATATTCTACCTTACGAGTATCCACAACTTTTAGACTACAAAGATGCTATCAGGCATTCCTACTGGATTGACACAGAATTTAATTTTACAGAAGACATACAAGACTTTAAGGTAACCATCTCTGAAGAAGAGCGTGACGTTATTAAGAAGACTATGCTTGCTATTGCACAAATAGAAGTTAATGTAAAAACATTCTGGGCTGATATGTATAAGCGTATGCCTATTACAGAAGTTGGAGATGTAGGAATGACGTTTGCTGAGTCAGAAGTAAGACACAAAGATGCTTATGCTAGACTATTGAGAATACTTGGCCTTGAGAAAGAGTTTCAAAGTGTTATAGAGGTGCCTGCAATAGAAGGTAGACTTAAGTACTTAAAGAAGTACTTAGATGGTACACGTTCTAGAGATGACAAAATGTATACTAAGTCTGTATTATTATTTTCTTTATTTATAGAGCATGTAAGCTTGTTTAGTCAATTCTTAATCATGATGAGTTTTAACAAAGAGAGGAATGTACTCAAGGGTATATCTAATGTTGTTGAAGCTACAAGTAAAGAAGAGGAGATACACGGTAACTTTGGTGCTGAGATTATCAACATTATTAAGAAAGAGAACCCTGAATGGTTTGATGAGGAGTTTGAAGAACTCATTTATTCTGCATGTAGAAAAGCATATAACGCTGAGTGTGATATATTAGATTGGATCTTTGAGAAAGGAGAACTTACTTTTCTTCCAAAAGAAACAATTCAACAC